AGTTGGGCCTATCTCCTAGTCAATCTTTGGATAAACTTAGGAAGGCCACGATTAATTGGGTACTCGAACCCCTAGGTATAAATACCTACGATAAATATTTGGACAAAAAATTCTGGCTAGATACGAGTGATCGATTAATGTATGAAGGCAAGGCTCCAGAACTTTCTGCCACAAAAGCATCCAGAATGCCCGCATTTTTTGAACACAACAATGTCAACCTCCCACAATATGCTTGAGGCCATAACTGGTCCCAACATGAACTACATCCTCGAAGAATTAGAGGAGAACTTTCCACCAATTACACCAAACCCAGAGGATTCAATGCAAAAAATTATGTACAGATCTGGACAACGCTCTGTGGTTGAGTGGATTGTCCATAGAATGGAAGAGGTTAGAAGCGATGCCTTATAATGAATATGGTACATGGATACTACCAGAAGGAGCTGAAGCTTGGGAAGATGATGATGATCTTTCGATAAAAGATATGGAAGCAACATTAATAGCATCACGTGACCTTTTGGAGGGTCAAAAATTAGTAGATTTGTTTGGTTTCTCAGATGAAAAAGAGAACTGGGAAAGAAAACAATGGGAAACTGATTTAGATCGACATGAAAGAGCACAAATACTGTTACACTATGCAGAACAAGGATATTATGAAGGTGGTGATAAAGAATTAAGAGAAGGCTGGGGTATAGAATATGAAAGAGACTGGGAAGGTGAATCACTTGGTAATCTTGGTAGTGATGAATGGCTAGATAATAGCTGGGATCAATTCCGTGTGATGTTAGGTCCGGGTTATGACATAGACTTCGCACATTACAATAATAATCTTGCTTACAGATCTACTGTTAAACATCTTAAATTTGAAGATCTTCGTACACCATTCACTACTGGTAGACAGATTTCAGAAGCTACTAGAATATTAAAAGATCCTAAATATAATTGGACGGAATCATGGGTTCGTAATAATGCAATGGCTTATAGCGATGACGAAGTTGAGGCCATGGGAGACTTCATGAAACATAATCAAACAAGACACTTCGATCCTGAGACTAACATCACTACCTACCTAAACCCAAAAGATAGTAGAGGTTTAAATACTAAATTGTATGAAGCTAAAGCTGCAGGAGATTACACTCAATTAAAAGAACCAGGTTCTCCACAGTTTATAAATGTTATAGCTGGTGAAGTACCTAAAGCAGAGTACACATCTGAGGGTACGAGGATTGTGACTGATAATGATATCCGTCTAATGTATCAAAGATACCTTGGTAGAGATTACAACAGCAGTGAATTTGGTGTAGGTATACATCAAGATGAAATTGATTACTGGCAGAAGGAGATAGATAAGGAAGATTGGGATTACAAAACCTTTGAAGGTAAAATAGCTAGCCAGCCTGAGGCTAAAACAAATATTGATAAAGGTAAGGCATACTTCAACCCTAATGCAGGTAAGGAAGCTGAGATAACAGATAAGTTAACAGCTGAACCTGCACCAATCAACCCACCTGATTTAACTATCAGGAAAGTAACAGTTAAACAACCAGATAATATAGATTCTGGTTGGCGAGTACCGATGGTATAGAACATGAGAAGAACTCCTCGAATTATAAAACAGTCAAAACAAGACCAGTACAGTGAAGATATAAAACGCATATATAAAGATCTACTTGGTAGAGAACCTGATCCAAAGGGACACAGTTACTGGCTTAAGCAAATGTTGAGTGGTAAATCTACTCCTGATGTGCTTGAAAAAACTATTAAAAACACTGACGAGCATAAAGAACATTTTAAAATCCAAAACGAAATAAGGGAGATATACAAATCTAAAAGTAGGGATCTAGATCAAAGTGGTTTAGATTATTGGACTGAAAAAATAAAAAGTGGTAAGAATACTATAAATACTCTCAGCAGAACTATAGATTTAGAAATAAGGAAAGAAAAGCTACAAGGTAAAAAGATAGCAACACAAAAACTTTCAGAAAGAAATCAAACTAAACTTAAAGATCTCGCAGAAGCTAATAAAAAGAAAACAGCTGACCTTAAAGCTAAAGCTGACGCTCATGCAAAAGCTGCTAAAAAGAAAGCAGATGACCTTAAAGCTAAAGCTGACGCTAAAGTAAAGTCTAATGAAAAAACAGTAACTGGATTTAAATCTAAAACTACCGCTAAAGTAACAGCTAATGAAAGTAAAATAGCTAAAGCTGAAGCAGAAACAGAAACTAAAAAGAAAAAAATTGAAGATAAGGCTGCTAAATTAAAAAAGATTCAAAACGATATAAAGGAAGTTTATAAAACTAAACTTGATAGAGATGTTGCTGAAAGTGGTTTGAATTACTGGGCTGGTAAAATATCAAGTGGTGAGAATACCATAGCTGATCTTGAAAGGTCTATTAAAAACACTGACGAGTATAAAAAAAAAGAGATTAAAGATCAAGTAAATGAAGTTTATAAAACTAGACTTGATAGAGATGCTGATGAAAGTGGTTTAGATTATTGGGTTAATAAAATATCAAGTGGTGAGAATACTATAGCTGATCTTGAAAGGACTATAGTATCAAGTGACGATTATAGAGAAGCTGCTGCTGATGAGGTAAAACCTTGGCAAACAGGTTACGATTCTTTAACCAGTAACTTTGTAGATAATCCAACCACAAAACAACGTGAAGCAATTGAAAATCAAATGACTGGTATTCTTGAGCAGAAAGGTTTACTTGCTGGTCCAGATACTGAACGGTTTATAATGGACGCTTGGGACCACGCTGGTGACTTAACTCAAGAAGGTAGTACATTAGCTGCATTAAAATATATTGCAAATTTAGATGCAGAAGATACCGCCGAAGCACGTAATGATGTTTGGGGAGCAAGTGGAGCTGATAAAGGTAAATCTTTCTTAAAAGGTCAAGAGGGTATAACTAATACATCTGGGATACGTAACAGGGATTTAATAGAGCAATTATATGAGGACGGGTTTGGACGTGAACCAGATGAAAAAGGCTTAAACTACTGGATGGATAGATTAGAGGATGGTATGTCTTACAGCAGAATAGCATCATCATTTGGCGTGTCGTTAGAGGCAAGTATTAGAGATCTATACCATGAGCATTATGGTAGAGATGCTGATGATTCTGGACTACAGTATTGGTTAAGCAAAGGTGATTTAAGTTCTGTTGAAGGTACTATACTTGATCCAAATACATTAGAGACATATCTACGAGGTAATTATGGTACACACCTTGGTCAATTCTCTAATGAAGCAGACCGTCAAGCTAACATAGCAGCTGGTGGTATCTGGACTGACGTACATGAAGGTGGTTACGCCGATTATGATTGGACAGGTTACAAGCGAGGAGTTGCATCAACTCATGGTGAAAAAGAACCACAAGACTTAACTGGTCTTGCAAAATTCCAAGATGAAATAATAACAGGTGAAAAGACTAAAGAAGAAGTGGCAGATGACATTGAAACACGTGGGGAAATAATGACTATTCATGCTCTTCAAAATAAAGATGATGCTGAAGGTGGTTCAGGTATTTCTCAAACTGCTACACTTGAGGAGATTGATCCACATATGAAGTCAGGATCAGGTGAGTTACTGGACTTAGCTAATAAATTAGGTGAAGAACAATGGCTACCAATTACTTCAGAAATCACTAAAGAACCCGGTCCTGAATTGACTATAGAAGAACTGGCGGAACGGGGCTTAGGTGTTGCAGATTATAAACCATGGCTTGAGGTGCAACATAAAGATGAAGTTATGTATGACCCTGGTTTTGAAAAAGATGAAAGAGGTACTAACCGTAATACATTATCACATGATTACCAAGTACCATTACCACCTGATTATAAAGGTCCAAATAAAGCTAATGTAAATAGACAAGATGTAGATTATATGACAAAGCTTGATGGTACTGTACCTAATAGATCATTAAGACCATTAGATAGTAGTTACACTGCAGCTCCACAACAGGCTGTAAGAAACCAAGGTGCATTTGTAGCTGGAACTAGTGCTAAAGGTGTTAGACGTAGACAGTCTAGTGCTGCTAGATCAGGTAGAGCTGCATTAGGTACTAAACAACTAGCTCGGAACAATATGCAAATTAAATCCCTTAATATATAATGTCAGCTAAAACAAAATATGACAGTTTATCATCTAATCGTTCCCAGTTTCTAAGTATAGCGGAAGAGGCAGCTAAGCTGACCATTCCATATCTAGTTCGTGGTGAGGAAGAGTTCATGCGTGGTGCTAAAAACTTAAGCACACCATGGCAATCAGTAGGTGCTAAAGGTGTAGTAACCTTAGCAGCTAAACTTCAACTTGCATTGGTACCACCTAACACTAGCTTCTTTAAGCTACAAGTTAATGATGGTATGCTAGGACAAGTTGAACCTCAAGTTAAAACAGAACTAGATCTATCCTTCGCTAAGATAGAGAGAACCATTATGGACTCTATCGCAGCATCAGATGACCGTGTTATTATACACCAAGCTCTTAAGCATTTGGTAGTAGCAGGTAATGCGTTAGTCTTTATGGGTAAGGAAGGTCTCAAGCTATTCCCTCTACATCGTTATGTACTAGAACGTGATGGCAACGGTAACGTGATTGAAATTGTTACCAAAGAAAAAATTAGCAAAAAATTATTACCAGATTTTGAAGACGACTTAACTGTACAGGACGAGTCCGAACAAAGCGATGACGTGGATGTGTACACACATGTACGCCGTGATAATAATAGATTCATTTGGCATCAAGAAGTAAACGATAAAATAATACCTAAGTCAATTAGTAAAGCACCATTAGATGCTAACCCATGGTTACCTCTACGATTTAACACAGTAGATGGTGAACCTTATGGACGTGGTAGAGTAGAAGAATTCATGGGTGATCTTAAGTCACTTGAAGCTCTGTCACAAGCAATCACTGAAGGAAGTGCAGCCGCTGCTAAGGTAGTGTTTGTTGTCTCACCTTCTAGTACAACCAAACCTCAGACTCTTGCAGCTGCAGGTAATGGTGCTATCGTTCAGGGTAGACCTGATGACATAGGTGTAGTACAAGTA